TGGTTATTGCTATTATTTTTTCTTTCTTCTTTTAATAGAGAAATTACCAGGTCATTACGCATACTTGCCGCCTGTACTATTTTAATGATCCGTTCCGGGTCCATTTGCTTGACATACCGGAAAAACCAGTCGTACTCGTTTTCGTCGATATCCGGCATATCGGTAGTAATGGTTATCCCCAGGAATAAATGGGAATGTCCGTAAGTGATCGCATCACCGCGAAGAATAGGCATAGCACGGTTTACTTTCATTTCCTTGTCGTACTTCGCTTCATCATAAAACAGATGTATTACAGACTTTCCGGCAAGCAGCGAAGGGTTATCCAGTGATCCCATGAAAATAACGCATCCGTTCCAGAAGCTGTAAACATGCTTATAATCATCCACAATAACCGAACATTTACGCCGCCAGGATTCAGGCGGGCGGGTATCTTTTACATAGTGTACCCCTTCGATCAGGCCCATAAGCTGCCAGCCCTTCTGAACGGCCGGCATTATATTATCTTCCAGGTTACTGTAGGTATTGGCAACAAAAGCGAACGCACCGCCGGGCATTTCTTCCACACAACGGGCGGAACGCCTGGCTTGTATAACGGTCGATTTGGCCGTACCGCGCCCGTCAATAGATACAAGAATAGTAGTATCGATCCAGTCCGTCAGAACCTGGATTATATGGCCGTATTTGATTTCCACATCATCGGCGTTACTCACCTTCGTTGTCTTCCCCGAACTCTTTGATATCATACAACATACGTTTTTTCAGGTCAAAAGCTTTAATACGCGCATCCTCTTTTATATTATCACGTACAATAACAGGAATTTCCGGTATCGCGTCGATAAACTCTTCCAGTTCCTTACGGTCGATTTCAGGAACACCCAGATCCTTACGGCTGGTAGTATAAATAACCGTGCTTTTCTGTGAAAGCAGTTCCTCCGGTATTTCGGCTTGTTGATCCTTGTAACATCCGCGAAGTTCCGCCGCCAGTTTCAGCAGGTTCTTAGCCTCCTTCACATTTCCCATAAGAAAGACGGTATTCGCCCAGTTTTCGGCCTTTTCCGCATACAGGTTGGCGAAAGCCTGTGGGCGTACGTTATCCTGCGTATAAAAGAAATTGAGACTGTCGGCGTACACCTGGCGGGCCATCCAGTCCGAAAGGCCGTAAGGTTCCGACTTCAAAAGGCGGATGATACCGGCCTTTGTCACCAACTTACCATTTATACGCATACGGGCACGAAGACCCCGTACCATTTCCATAAGGCTGTAATATTCCCTTTCATCGGGCGCGAGGGATTCCAGCGTACCGGTAGAAAGAATCCTTTGAATCTGGTTGATATCCACCTTGTCAAAGTCTATTCGTGAGGGCTTAATTAAATTCGTCGTCATCCATTTGTTCGATTAAACGTTCAAAAGTATGTCTTTTCCGTACGGCCTCCAGCTGTTTTATAGCTTCCACGTTTCCGCCTTCCGCCGCTTCATGGAGTTTTATTTCAGGGGCGGCACGTGCTACGAGAATCCCTTCCCGGATCAGGAAGTTAACAGAAGTTCCCGCCGTTTCCGCATCCCGGACAAAAAGCCCGGCATCCTCCAGAGAAAGCCCCAGGGAAACGGCTATGTCTTTCAGGGAATACCCTAAAGAAGACAAACGGCGTACATCCTCTTTTTGCTGTGCATCCAGATAAATACTATCCACCACCGTTAAATCGTTCATACGCATCTTTTATTCGTTTCTGTGCGGTGAAATAATAAATTTCATCCTGTTCCATTAATACAAAGTTCCGACCGCTTTCAATGGCTGCCACGGCCGTAGTACCGGAACCGCCGAAAGTATCCAGTATCAGATCACCCGGCTTTGTACTGTCTTCAATCAGTTTACGGATTAACGCCACCGGTTTCTGTGTAGGATGAATCTTTTCACCTTCTACCTTTTTGGCACCGGACGAAAAAGACCGGATATTATCTATTACGTTTGTGGCACCGATAGAAACACCCTTTCCACAATGAAACAAAATAAGTTCATGTATAAAAGCGTAATGATTACCCGGGCCTGACTGTTTGTTCCAAACGATCATGTTTGACGCGCCTAAATACAAGTCAAACAACGGATAATAAAAAGCATACCCGCGCCAGTCTGTAAAAAAATACACGCAAGCACCGGGTTTCTTCACCCGGTTAAATTCCAGGAACAAATCCCGGTAAAAGGGTTTACAGATAGACAAATCTTTAAAGCTGCCTTTCTGCCCGTTGTGTGTCATTCCCAGGAAATAAGGCGGATCGGTTATTATACAATCTACGGAATTGTCCGGAACACGTTTCAATGCTTCCAGGCAGTCCTCGTTATAAATTTTATTTGTAATCATTGGAAAATTGTTTAAGCCGGCTTTCTTCTTTTTCTATCCGGAGGGTTAATGTTTTGAGCTGGTGTCCCAGCTCCGAACGGTCGCAAGGGTGAGAGAAACGGCCCAGGTTCTTTGTGATCCGTTGCCGTTTCCCTGTCAGACTGGCAATAAGTTCGACTACTTTTTTTTTCGCGCCTCGATTTCTTCCTCTATGGCCTTCTGTGTAGTTTCCCACTTTTGGATCAATGCAAGGGCACTCGCTTTCTTCTTCTCATCATCCCCAGCCTGTTCCAGTTTCGCCTTATTTTTTGAAAGGTTGGCGCGGGCGTTATTCAGTGCCTTTTGTATGTCGATATCCGAAAGGTTCTCGACGCCCTTACGGACGGACAAACTTTTTACCTTCTCACATTTACCCAGAATCTTTCCGTTTTCCCGGTAATATTCCAGTTCGTCCCACATATCGCGGTTAGCGATGAAGTTTTCCACAACCGCCTGCGCTTCCTGTGCTGTAGAAAGTGAACTGACATCATCCGGCGTAGCTTCCAGGCGGGCGAAAGCCTCCTTATACTTCCCGTATGCGGTAAACATGTCGGAAACAAGTACTTTCAGAATGTCGGGACAATCCGGAGAGTTCAGGAAAGTAAATTTCTCACGGAAACGTATCATTTTGGTTACGGTTTCCGGAGCTGCCTTGTATCGTTTCTCTGCCTGCTCCAGTTCCTCTTCCAGTTCTTCCACACGGTCGACATTTTCATCCATGGAAAGAACCTTATCCCGGAAATCGGACGAAACGAGTTCTTCCACACTAACGCCAAAAGATTCGGCAAGTTCCAGCAGCAAATCATCGCTGTATTTTACCGGTGTTTTAGATGTTTCATCCCGGGCGGATTCCATTTTTGCCACGGTCGGCTGTTTGGAGTTGCGCCGGATTGTCTTAAATTCACGTTCGGAAAGCCCGGCCAGCTTCCGTAGTTCCTCTAAAAGAATGGCCTTCATCGTTTCCGTTTCTCCCTGTCGGCGAAATGACTTCTTTAACATACGGTTGATACCGTACTTTTCGTACAGTTCCACGCCTTGAATAAAGTTACGCGGACCGGCCAAATAGGTAATAATTTCCTGTTTCATTGTATATTCAATTTTTATTGTACAAAGGAAAAAAGGTAATTACCATCAAGAAAGGACGAACGAAGAAGCAAAAAAGGCTTCCAACCCGTGGAAGCCCTTTGATTTGTCTTAATAAGAATTTAATGAATTAATAATGATGTATCCGATATTTTAGTACCAATGTCCTTCAAGGCATTTGATAATATATCCAACTCCTCGTTAGTGAAAGCTGCTGGCTTTCCATTGACACACGTCCCATTAATCCGCTGATAAATCCATGATTTATCTTTCCCGAAATAATGTTTTGCAATATACGATAAAGAAATAATATCCTGTATCTCTATTAACTTTTCTTTTATATTAATATCCGTCCTTTTTACGCGTCGAGATTCGCGATTCTTAGCTAAGAGTTCACGCATAATCTTTCCCCCTTCTCTTTTTTCTTCCGGAGTTAAAATTTTATTTAGTTCCGCAAAATAATCATCCACCATTTTACGTCCGTTAGGAGTAATATTTGATTCAGACATTTTGTCCACTAATTCTTGTATCTTTTCACGTAAATCCATAATATATAATAAATTAGGGTTATTCACTATAAAAGCGATGAATTTAATGATAATGATTTGAACAGTCCCCTTTTCAGGGGACCGTCAAATCATTCATCTTGCTGGAGAAGTTCAGCCAGTTCTAAAACTAAACGTTTGACTTCACCCGCAAAATCCGATTCCGAATACCAGCCATCCTGAAGGAGTTGTTCTTCAAATCGGAGAAGAGAACTTAGTTCACCAAGTATTCTCTTCCGGTCCTTTAGACCTTCATCATTATCAATCATCGCTGTCTTATTAAGACAATGCAAATATAATCATCTTTTGGTTATTATCCAAATAAAAACACTAAAAAATAACCAATAGATGATTTTTATTAAAAACTAACTATACTCCATAATCCCCGATAAAATTTCAATATCCTTTTTCATCATCCGCAAAGTTCTGATTCGTCCTACAATCTTTTCCGGAGAAAGGGGATCGCTCTCTTCATCTGTCAAATCATCGATTGTTTCCTCTATCACCCGTATGTAACAGGCAGAAACCGGTTCCGTTTTAACTTGCCACTGTTTCAATATTTCGGCGGTTTGGTCTGTGATATGTGCGCCGTTTACTTCTATATCCTTCATACTTTATATCATTTATGCAGGGCTTTCGCCCTGCTTGTTAATTTATTCATTGATTACTATAATAAACTCACATTTAGCCCAAAGAGAGAAGTCAGTACTATTCATATAATCTTGGTTCTTTGCTTCGATTGCCTTTGCTTCTTGTTCGCTGATTTCTTTACCGTTTACAAAATACCTTTTCATAATCTTTATATTTTTAATTGTTATTACTTTATTTCCTTTTTGATGATGCAAATGTAAATGATATACTTGACACTTCAAACAAAATAAGAAATAATATTCTTTCTTTTAACAATATTTCGTAAATGATATATTTGACACTTCTATAATAAACGTATCTTT